TTCCCCAGAGGTCTGTATCCAATCGAGTTGTCTCTCATGCTCTCTTTCCACGGTGCCGATGACTTGTTCCAGTGAGCCGCCGACAGTGCCGGAGGCAGCCGCGCCTGCTCGTGCTCGTGCCTCTGTTGCAGACTGTTCAAGTTCCGTGCGCCGAATGGTCTCTTGTGTCTCAGCTTCGATGGCAGCTGCGTTCTCACGGCCTATACGTTCTGCCTCTCTTGCAGCCGCTTCCGTGTCAGAAGCTGCCTCGCGGCTGGCCTCGTAACCCATAACCGTGCCCAATATCGATGCTACTGCTGCTGCTCCGGCCATTAGTTTAATCTCCGCTCATATATCTTTTCGACCTGCTCGTAACCAATGTATTCGAGCAACGGACTGAAATCATGTTTAATTTTAACGTGTTGCGATACCAGATGCACCCCGTTATCTCGAAGCACATCATCTGCAAATTTTATCAATTTTACACCCATCATCCTGCCGCGATGCGTTGGGTCGAGGTAAAGTACATCTTGTACAGCATGCTTTCGAGCTCGGTAGTGTAGATTGTGATGTATCGCAAACGCCACGTACCCGATTAATTTATCTTCATTTCTCGCTGTGAATATCTTGAACATGCCTAATTCTTGAAGCCTCTTATACGCGCCCCAGTCAGGATCGAGATCGAAATCTTCGTATAGACATATCTCATCCTTATGTTTAACGAGCAACGGCAACATCTCATTGATGAGATTGTCATCGAATATTTCTTCTTTATAGATTACCACCACGGACTCGCTGTGCCTTTGTCGGCCTGGGCTGCGGCGGCTTGTACACCTGTTCTTTGTGTTGGCATTGTGCGTCCTGTACCCGGTGTGGCCTGTCTCGGCTGTGGCGTAGTTGCCTCTGGACGCACTGGTGCCTCAAGTGCGCCAAAACGGCCGCCAAGGTATTCTTCAAACCCGACTGTTGGACCCTCGACGAAGGCGGGTATGTCCGTTTCGTATTCATCAACATCTGCGTACTGGACGTCATGGGCAGCTCGTTGTTCTGCTAATTGCTGTCTCTCAGCCCAATCCGACATCAGTGTTCCTGTCGCACCCCCTTCGAGCGCCTGTATATCCGATTCGTATTCACTTTGAATCAAGTCAAGATTGGTCACCCACTGTTCGGAGCCCGCTTGCACACCGCTGGCTGCCATTCTAGCCGTCATGCCCGATACGTTCTGTTCAAGGCTTGTGGCCGCATCAGCACCCCATTGCTGGTATGTTTCCCAGTAACCCTGCATTGTGTCAGCTTCGGCGACATCGGAAGCTGCAGATGCAGCGGCGGCTGCTTCTCTCTGACTACGCTGAATATCTTGGCTGGCCAACATTGATACCACTGTAACAGCTGCTGTAGCACCCATTATAACTTCTCCTGATTAAGCTCACCGCTAACTGCCAATACAATAAGTGGGAAAGGTAAATCCTGTTCAATTGTTATGTCGGTTTCATTCTTCCAGCCTAACAAGCTGACAGATGATTTTCCAGTAGTAAAAGGTTCTACTGTGTCCATCGGAGTGGATGGTGTGCGTGAAGGTGCCCTCTTACCGTTGACAAGAGGGTTGGCCGAATCCAATAAATGGACATCTGCTAGAGGGTTGGCCGAATCCAATAAATGGACATCTGCTTTATGAAAGTTCTTGAGAAAGGGTGCTGATGTGCCAATTTTAGAACCCTTCTCAAAAGGTAATAATGTTAATTTGGAATTATATTGCAAACCTACCAAAGTCTTGCTCGCCTCTCGGTCAAGAGTGATCTGGCCAGATACCACCACCTTGTCAGGATGTGTCGCATCGTCAGCCAGTACCTGCACTGTCCGACCTTCAAGATGGTCAAGACCACTCACAACCGTAGTAGGGGTGATGAAAAATTGCTCATTCCATGAATCCATGAAACGCCTTTGATGTACAGCTTGGCTTTCATAATACAACTTGCCATCAGCTCGTTTCACCAACATTCCTAGAATACTGGTACCATGCAATGTTGTGACATTAATATCAATACATTCGTCACCTATGCTGTGGCGTGACCAACCGTATATATTGTTGGATCGGTCGTATGATAAAACAGCAAAAGTTCCATCCTCAAGCAACCCTATAAGTAGGTTTTGAGGATTCTGCAACCATGCAATCCGTTTTATCCCGCCATTTGTTATGTGTTCGGAAAAATAAGTGAGGTCAGTCGAAAGCCAATTGTCTTTTGACCATTCATATTGCATAGCCCGCAACTTCTTACCATCGGCAGATACGTAAAAAATTTGATCACCAACCTGTTCACCCTGCATATCAGCTGATCCATACGCCGATTGTTGAACAACAGCGTGGTCGGAAGGTGTGATAACGCCCCCCTCGGAGGTAATAATATGTTCCCCCGCTTCTGTCCCGACAAGCAAATTCTTAGTCGCCAATAACCATTCAATACCACCGTAACTAGCCAACGCGATAACTATTGCCTCATCATCTAATCCTGTACCCGTGTCAAAGTTTTCTGGATCGCCGGATTTAGAAGACCAGATAGTTTGGCGATGCGCAGGAGTTGCCGCTAACCATAGACGTCCTTGGAAATATGTCCCTGCAGATGGCCTGCTGAATATGAAAACGCATCGGTTGTTGTGTTGTATTCCAATTTTTGTGGAGGATGGTTCGGGTGCACGAAGTATGTGGATTCCCCGATGGGCACAGGTATAGCATGAACCTCGTTAATCTCGTCCTCCGACCAAGGTGTTACGAATTCTGGCGATGCTAGGACGGCATCCGTCACTCCAAAATATGTCACTTCAACAGCATCAGTGCCGTCATTGCTATCGTTGAGAATTGTTATCCAGAATGTGGTGCCGGGCACCGTTACGTCCAGAGTCTCACTAGGATTTGCACTTGTTACGTCAAGATAACTTCCATCGCCAGCTGCTGTGCCCACCAATACGTCATAATTAGCGCCACCATGTGTGCCAACAAGTATTTTATATGTTCCAGATGACGGGACCGTTATTTGCTGCGCTATCCGTGCCCATTTATTAGGGTTTGAGGTGACTGTGAGTACCGAGTGATGGTCTGCGAAAGTGACTGTCTGTGACGAATCACTAACAGCCGCCGTCCAATCGGCACCGCCATAATGGAAGTGACTATTGAGTGCGTAATTAGTAGCAGGAATTTGACCGGTAACACTGCCGATCACCATCTTATAATCAAGAAGTAGAATACTATAAAAGAAACTATTGCTAATAGCATGGCCGAATATTCGGCCGTTATTACCGTCGAAGGATTGTATGAAACTGGTCCCATCGCGAGACATAGCGGGTCCGCGTGAATCAGGGATCATATTCTCAAGTTCTTTGCAGCCCTGGGCATAACCCTCAGCACTCAGTCTTCCGTGAGTCAGTGGTGAAATTTCACCAGCTGAGAAAGATTCTTGGATAACCGTCATTTCCACGGAATTAGCCCCCCGGCGTTACTTTGCTCGATGAACCAACTGTTGGGCCTGCGAGCGATGATCCTGAATATCGTGATCCACGTAACCAACTGGAAGTGATCTTCCTGGATTTACCCTGCATGCCGTCGTTGGTGAACGCTTCATTCATTTTATCACTATAAATAGCGTAATATTGTTTTTGCAATTTCATTGAATGGGTAAGGGTTATGGCGAGGTCGGCTGCGAGTCGAGCAGCCAAGGCTTGTACGAACAACGCGGAGAAGCGATTAGGGTCCGTTATACGCACAACTGCCCGAATCTTCGCAGCCGCCTCATTTGTAACAATCGCAGTTCCTTCGATCCGCCAGTCCTCACCGTTGTTAAAATCCATCACCCTTAATACATCGGGCGGCAGAGGGAATGCGTTAACATATCCATTAACAGGTGGGGTGGCCGATTTCGGGAGATCAAATCGACCTATAGCAAATGTCCAGTCATGCGCCTCCAACACAGCGTCACGGATGTCGGCGTAATTAGCCTTGCACACTTTCGCCTCATTGATGTCATCATCAAGTGAGGTTATCAGCGAACCCCCGAGCCATGACAGCGCCTGGTTACAAATGGAGACATCAGAAGCCATAGATTATCCTAGCACATCTTTTATTTTGGCCCCAAATCCTTTCTTTTCAGCAGCTTTCTTTTCATCAGGTTTTTCTTCAGCAGCTTCCTTTTCATCTTCCTTCTGCACACTTTCACCCGTCGATACATCTTTCGGGATGAAACGCACAATTTCATCGGCAGGATAGTCGTTTTTGAAACGCTCAAGGATTTCCTCTTGCGTACAACCATTCGCCACCATCGATTTTATTTTGTAGGTATCGCCGACTCTCATAAGAAGCCCCTATAGTACATGTGTATTTAATGCTCGTTTGATGACACGCTCATTGGCCTTGACCCCATCTGTCGCGCGCCCCATGTGTAACAAGCCGTTTGTTAATTTTGCCGAAATGTTGTCGAAGAATGTGTATTCTGCCGCAACAGCACTACCTACTATCAGATTGATATATGTAGTGGTGGTGGTCGCCACAAAACTAAATCCTTTATCTGCCCCAACAATATGTCGTGCTAATGAATCATCACCCGCACTTGTACCGATTGAGATAGAAGCGTCGCCAGAATTACCAAGATCAACATCACATTGTGCTCGATACGTCTTACCAACCTCAGTCGTTATGACTTGATGTGCGTAGCCTTTCGCTGCACCATCGTTGGTTATTTTTAGTCGAGCAGTGTCGATTGATAATGTTGCACCAACACCCGTCCAACCTGTAGTGGCCGATGGGAAATCACCATTACTGACAAGCTCTGATCCAAAACCTGTGACAGCATTCGATTCCTCTATACCACTACCCTTATCGATACTCTGAATAAGTGTGGTTTTAGGCGTATCCGCAGCTTCGACAGTAATTTTCAAGTCAGTTTTCACGCTAATAATAGCCATGTCAATCTTCCTTTTAGAAATAAAAGAAAGCCCCCGAAGGGGCCAACTAATTAAGCTACAGTATCTGCCGCTTTGAATCGAACAACATGTTCATCTTCAACACGAACAACCGCCATGCTCAACTGCATGTACACTTGCCATGCAAATGACATGTCAGGACGTTCTGCAACACGAGTCGTGATATCGCCAGCAACATGTAAACCAAGACCTTTCTTAGTGAAGGCCAGGCAATCAAGCTGATTAGTCGTTGGGACATTTAAGCGATTGGAAACGATCCAAGTGAATCCCATAAAGTTTGGCAGATAACCTGTCGCCAATGCTTTCTGAGCTTGGAAATCACCAGAAGTAACTTCTAGCAATTGCATCAATTTACGACGCTGTTTCGGACCGATGATGAAGAATTTTTCTTCGTCGGGATCGACATCATTTTCGTAGAACTTTTCGTCTACTTCCAAAATGGTGTCCAGAGTGATTTCACCAGAATAGTCGCCAACAGTTTGACCAGCTGTGAATGCAACTGTGCTGCCAGCGCCGTCAGCTGCTGCTGCGGTTGCTGCTGTGATGATCAGATCATCGACTTGGCGATTCATGTTCATTACCAAGTTTTCAACAGTGGCATTTTTAGGATCAATCAACATCTGTACGATGTCTTCTTGTTCGATCACTTCACCAGTGTCGTAAGTCGCGATAACAGTATTACGGCGTGTCCACGCTAAACCGTCTGTCGCGCCTACTGCACCGGAACCGTTACCGCCTGCAGGCGATACCATACGAGCTGCGGTTTTAGCGCGAGCCGTAGATGAACCTAAGCGATCCCAGTTATGTTTTTCGGATTGATTGTTTACTTCTGAAACGCACATGCGTAAGCGCGAGCGTTTTTGTTGTGCCAGTTGGCGTACAGTCGCTTCGAATGTTTCGATATACGCTGCAGGAATTGTAATAGCCATGATTCTTCCTCATAAAGAATGGTGTATAAAATTTATCTTCTTTTGAGGGAATCCTGTATGGGCCTCTGATACTACAGGTTCGTCGGGCCTAAAAAGGGAATCCGGCTATAACCAATCATAGTCATAACCGGATGTTTGTCAACTTTCTCCGCTTAATAGTTTTGCATATTCCACACGTTTGGTAAGCAAACCCTGGTAAAGCGGGTCGAGAGGGTCCATGTCCAACATCTTTTTGGTCACTTCCGCGATACGCTCTTTCAGCTCCGTGGGCGTGTGTTCACTGACGTTGCTAGGGTCTTTCACGAATGAATTGGACTCGTTGCCGAACTTCTCAGCGATGCTGTCCAACCAACGCAAAGTCCCTGCGTCAACCTTACCGTCGGCCAATGCTGCCTGCAGACCTTCCGGGGCATCCAATTGTTTGGCAATATTGGATGCGCGAGACACTTTCTGATCGTATGCGCGACCCCAATCACCTTTCAGTTGGTCGATCCCCGATTTATGATCGGCATCAAAACCAGACATTCGATCATTGTCAGCCACTGCCATCGAGCCCGCCATTTGCTCAAATTGAGATTTACTCAATCCCGCTTTATGTGCCTCCCCTGCTAGAAAACCAAATCGCTCATCAGTCATGCCTACCCAATGTTCCGGTTTGACATACCCTGCCGCATCATCAGGAAGTCCCATTGCCTTGTGGACTGCCGCCATTGACTCAGCATCTTCCGTATTCGGAACCGCCATCAAGCCGACATTTTTTTCCAATAGACTTTGGCGGAATGCCGCTATGTCTTCCGCAGGTGCATCGGCGCCCGGTACACGGATCGAATTACCGACCATTGATTTTGTATCAAGGAATCGTTTTGCCAATACCTCAACACTTTTAACTTCCTGCAAGGTTGCATTGTTGCGCATGTCTTCTGGAAGACTGTTGCGCCAATCCCCTTCACCGGGGGTTGGTGTTGGCTCCACCGCAGGTGCGGCTGCTGGATCGCCTGTTGGTTCTGCTGCTGGCGCAGCTGCTGGATCACTCATCGGTTGCTTCTCCTAATAAAATAAAATTTCTAGCCATGACGCGCATACCCTCGTTGTACGCGCTGGTATACGGATCCCCAGGTTTATGGCTAGTCTTGTTCGCATAATATTCTAAATCTTTGCGAATAATGTCACCGTTGCTTCCTGATAAGGCGGCACGGTACGCCTTTCTTACTTGGTCCTCTACTTCACGACCTGTTAATTCATCGCTCATTGCGCACCTCCGGTAATTTTCTGAGCTGTTGCACTGGCGACAGACGCCTCGGCACCATCTTTCATAGCGGATGCTAAGTCTCCCGCCTGCTGAGTTTGCGCCATCTTGGCCTGTTGCGCTTGGCGTTGCTCGTCTTCTGCTTTAAGTTTCTCATCAGATTTCAGATACTTGGCTGGCACACCCATTCGCAATGCTATATCTCGCAGTGCATCGTCCCATTCGATGGATTCTATTATTTCTGGTTTAACAGGAGCAAGGCGTTCCATTATCGTCATTAACTGTTGGAACGCATTGACAGCACCCATCTTCTGACTGCGGGCCAGTGGACCTAAATAATCGACTTCAAATTCACCTTCCTTCTCAGTAACAATTGACGGCGGTTTCGGCAACCGACCTTCACGAGAGAGGATGTTGAAACTACGGTGTATGAGTGGGTCAAGGAAATCTGATTGAATACGGAATAATGCGGGACCCAATAGGCGCTGCATTTGCTCGTATCGTACTTGGACCTCGGTTGCTGTCATGCGATCATTCATCGGCAATTCAAGCTGTTCGACATAGAACGCCTGCCGGATAGCCGCGACAAGATCAGCCTTGATCAATTGACTAACATCAAATCGGGCACCCGATTCAAACGGTTTCATGGCGTCCATATCACGCACGACAGTCTCGCCACCTGGGCCAAGATCGACATCTCCAATAATACCCCTCTGCAATGTCAAAATAGATGGGTCAATAACCTTAGCGCCTGCGTCAAGTATCTGACTGACCAATCGGTTGAGGGTGCGGATATCAGGCAACGAATTCAATGCTGGCGAGAATCCGAACTTGGAACCCGTCATTCGTCCCCAACGCAGCACATACGCGGGCATCTCGTAGTATCCAGTTTCCTGCTCTGTGAGATCGACAGAGCCGTTGATTAATATAAATTGTTCTTTGAAAGGTCGTTTATTAGCTGCAAGCAAGGTTGATGTGTCGGCATCTTTGTTATCTTCATTGAGGCGGACAACATGGATGACCGTGTACTTAGTGTTGGCGCTGGATGATGACAGACCTTGGTTGCGAATATTCTTTGGACATTTAGTTGGGAATTCCAACATGAGTTGTTGAGCGGTGTACCGTTTCTCACGGTACACACCGATCAACTTGCCTGCAAAATCTTCTTCAAAATAACTTTCTCTGGGGAACGATGCTCGGAATTGGAAAGACTGATCACGCGGTTCGTACTCGTGGAACATAAGCGTGGTGCCAAAACTCGTGAGATCGAGATAGGTTTCGTTCACTTCCAGATTGAAGTTCGATTCTTGTATGGTATAGAAAATCTTTTCTTGACAAGCCTGCAGCCATGCTGCCGCTGTCGTATCATCGTTCAGTGCAGCCTGTTTGAAGTTGAGTCCGAACCAGTCTGTCGCGGGCGAGGTGAGCCCAGAGTGCAGTGCCGCTGCCAGCGATTGTGCGGCTATGACTGCCGTCGAATCATACTTATCTTCGAAGGTACGCTCGATACTGTTCTCATCGTCGTGCGTTTCATACATTCGACCACGACCCGGCACAACCAGTCTTCCGATTTCTTCCCATTCACTGTTGACATTGCTACGCTCAATCTTCAATGACTCGTGTCGTTTGACTAATTGACCTGGTGTTAGCGCCATGATGCACCTCGTTTGACGTTATGTTTTTTGACATGGCCGCTATTAGCGGATCGGAATGTACTGGCTTCATTATCGGCAGATGCGTAGATCACGCCGTCACCTGAATCGGGTGATCGACCTAATCGTTTTTTCAAATCATCTTTGCTTTCAACTTGGATGATATTACCCTCGTTTACTTTGTATCGCGGGGCGCATAAATCTGCCAATAGCTTGCCGTCAGGTGGTAAGCATACTCGCGAATTGTATTTGGGATCAAGTGATTCTCTGAATTCCCAGTGGAGTTTGGCCCGTTTGTTTTTGAATTTAAATTTACCGGATTGATCTCGCCCAGGACCTTTCTCGTTGCCCGTGATCCCTTCCACCTCGATACCCTGTGACACCAACCAGTCCATTGCAGATGTTCCTACACCAATGGCATCGATGTTAACAGGGGCGAGATTCCTGCGAATCTTTATCACCTCTGTGCCTAATGTGGGACCGTCGGGAACCAAGTGTCCAGGTATCCTTTCGATCTTCCCATAAAATTCAGAGTCGTATAGGGGTGCGATGGTCGAATCATCTTGTCCACCGCGGCTGGCATCAACGCCCACAGCCGTCATTGTCGGTATGTAGCTGCCGGCATAGGGCTCGTTAGTGTATAAAATTTTATTCGCCGGATGGTCAACCCATCGACGTTGTGCAGCGCGCACCCATTCGGACGGGATTACCTGCCACGAATCATCCTCTTGACCTGAGGTGAAGTCACCATACAGCATCTGTGATCTGAGTGGTTCTGGCAATGCCTGCAGGGTGGCCATGTAACGGGATGAACGTGCGGGAGATCGGCGTGATCACCTCATTAAGCGGGTCGTCAATTTCTTCCTGCGTAGCGACCCGAGGTTTACCTTCCTTGAACATCAACTTGGCACCCGATTCGACAGCAATATCCTTGCCGTCAAACGAATAATACCAACGCAACTCGCCTGGTTCAGCGGGATCAGGGTGGTGGGGATCAAGCCATGCGCCCCAGAACTGGCGAACCCAGTCGCCATCGGAGTTAGTTGGTGGGTTTCCGGCGCACATGACGCGACATCGCTGGCCTTGCACCGTGGTTCGCAGCCAACCCATCGTGAATCGGAATTGGAATTCAAAAAAGTTAGATATTTCATCGTAGACAATCAAATCGTGAGGACGACCTTGGTACTTAGTTTCATCGCCAGGGTTGGGCATGGACCCGAATTCCACTTGTCTGTCCGGCAGTCGCCAAATTTTTTCCTGACCATTGAACCCGTTACGCCCGCCAAGCAACTCTGTCATCCGATCAAGGATGCCGGTCAGCTGCGTGGCCTCACGACGGAAGATAATCGACTTGAGGTGCTCGGTGAGCGCCATGCCGACGCATAAATCTGTTTTACCGCCGCCCGCCGAACCCCCGTAAAACACAATATCGGCTTCCGATTCCATTGCTTGGGTTTGTGGTCCGGGTAATGGTGCCCATATCTCTTGGGTTTCAAGTAGGAATGAACTGAGCTTCGCCTTCTCGGCGGAGGGCAGGGTGCGTATGAATTCTTCGCGCCGCTCTTTTGGCAATGCGTTCAGTTGTTCGTGGAATTCATCCATCATTTGAGAAAGTCCAAAGGTTGCTCGTCAACAATCACAGCGTCTTCAATCATCTCTGTTTTCATTGGAATGATCACACCACGCTTGTTCAATGATTCCATGTACACTCGCAAGCGGTTGGCCAGCTCGATGTCTTCGAGAATTTTACCTTCTTTCCCTCCGCCTTCTTCCACCATCTCAATCTGTTTGAGATCGGGCAATACTTTCTTGAGCAACTTATCTGAGACATCGGCGGCGGCTTTCAGCGCGGCAATACGATCTCTGGACAATGGGACAATGCGTTTAATCTGCCGACCGTCTTCGTCAACATCGTTCTCGTCCTGGAACGGGGAAAACTCCACGCCCGAGATCAGGGTGTAGAAAATATCGTGCATACCATTAAGCAGCTTGCGAGATTTTATCTCAAGGCGCAAATGTTCACGTTCCTCGACACGATCCTCAGCCCGCTTGATAGCGCGGTTGCGGATACCTGCAACCTCGTGGGCCGGTATGAATGATTGGTTGTTGCTCATAGATTTATCCTAGTCCGCTATTCATTGGTCGTCAACTGGGCAGTGATCCGCAGTGGTGGCATGATCCAGCAGCGAGCAGGTGCTGCCCCCTTGGCGCGTCGCTTCAATAACGTGCGGGCTTGCCCGGTCAATCGCTGCAAAGGTTCGGTGAGCGGGTTGCGGCCTTTGATATCCACCTTGAATCCACAGTGAGCTGCCACCTCACCAACCGTCATGGGTACAGTGCAGGCCTCTTGCCAGTTGAAGGTGTTGAGTAAAATTTCTTCTTCCATCTTGATTTCACGGAAATCGTCGTTGTGATTCTCAAGGGCTTTGATTTCTTTTTGGTTAAGTAAATACGGATGACCGGCGTCGAGCATGGTCTGCAGCTGCGCCCAAAACTGTGCACGCCCGTCACCGTGCATCAACTTGTCCAGTGTCGGGACATCCACGGATTTCACCTCCACTGGCCAGAACCGCGTGTTACCGGTTGAGTCCTGTAGGAAGTCAATCCGGTTGACAGTCGCCCCGTACACGGTACGTCGCTGCCATCTGGACTCCTTTGCGGCGTAGGGCAGGCGAATCTCGTCCTGCGTATTGGAGATGTGCGCCTTCAATGCCGCAATATCGGACTTTTTGAAGGTTGCATCCAGCTCGCCGAGCTCCACAATCCAGTATTTTACCGCCTTTTTCAGTGAATCTTTGTCGTGGACCTCTAAATGCAGACCTTCTCCGAAGCTAGTTGGGGGTGTGATCGCCCTAAAAAAGCTTGTTTTACCGCAATATTGCGGGCCTGCCAGCACCAAAACACCACGTGGCGGGTTGTTTCCGTAGTTACCGAGCACCTTGAGGGCCGATACCAGCCAGGTTGTGACCAGTTTATCGCGCATATCCGTCGTGCCGTGCGCCAGTTCAAGCGTATTGAGCACCGATGTGAGGCGGTCAGTGCCGTCCCATGTCGTATTGGTCAGCATATCGATGGTCGGGTGAAACGAATTCTGTCCGCCCACCAAGCTGACGTACTCATCAACGCGAGCCGAGGGCATGCCGTACTGTTCCAACATGTCACGGATGAACGTGCGTTGATCATTGGCAGCGGTATCGGTCAACCACTTGGCGCCGGGGATGTAGATATCATAATCGTGTGACATCACGTTGTGTTTGATGCCAATGTTGTGATGGTTCATCACCCCCATGAAATTCTGAGTCGTGGCACGGATTGCTCCGTTGTCACTGAGGTGCGCGAAGACAGGACCTGAGTTGTGCGTCGAGGCTTGCATTGCACGAGCAGTTGTCTCCTGCAATTTCAATTCTTTGTCCACAGCTTTCGCGCCGATCCCCATCCATTTCAGGTGATCTTTCAGCTTCGACATCGCCACGCCATGTTCCAGCGGAGGCAACGTAAGTGACGCGGCCATGTACTCTCTGGCAATCCCGAAATCGTCAATACTCTCAATAAGAGTGAGGTCGGGTAGCTCGCCAGTGGTGGCTATTGGATTGTCGTGATCAAGAGTGTTCGTGTGGTCAGGTATTGTTGTTTGTTGTCCGGCTGAGGCGAAATGGTTGGTTATTTCTTCCTGACTCATCTTCCGATTACTCCGCGCCTTACTGCAGCTGTACTTCCACAGCCAACTCACCGCTGACTCGAACGAACCGGGACGTCGCTTGAACGCCACCGATGAAGGTCCTGGGTAGTGGGAGAGAAACGTCAGCACCTCATCATCCTGCAGTCCAAGGATATACAGACGAGAAGCAAGTCCCATCAATGCAGCACTGCCGTCACCTTGGTAGTTCGTGGCATTGCCGTGCAGCGCGAATTCCTGCAGGTGTTGCGGGAGTTGATTGCACGGATGCTCATTGAGCAGTAGCGGTGCGGGGAGTAGGTCCGGTTGATCTTGAGATATATCAATAATGTTGGACGTTGCCCATTCGTCCAACACTAAGTGAAGTGGCTGTGGTAACTCCGGGATGTGTTCGAGCGGATTGAGGCTGTCTTCCGGCCAGTGGTACGCTTGGTTGTTGACCACCGACGGGGCCGCGACAACATACGCATTCCCCGACCGGATATCAATGCCACCCTGCGAACCCTTATTGGTGGCGTTGTGGAACGGGGTCTCTCGGTTGGCGGGATGGGTATAGAATATATGCTTGCCACCGCTGCCAGAGGTAGCTGGTTGGGCGATTGTATTGATATCAAGACTGAGATTATTGTAGAGGTCGCGAAAAGACTCAAGGCCATCTTTACCATCCTTTATGTCGAGGTCGATTATTGTGAAGTTGTTGTCAGCCACCAACGCGATGTTGGCATTGGGGGTCAGTGTCCACCATTGAATTATCTGTAACGGGTCTTGGGTGGCGTAGGTTGTCCAGCTGCCAGCGAGCATGGGCATCTTCGAGTTGGGTTGTAGCGGAAACACCCGCGCGAATTGACTGTAATAAATTGCCGCTTTCTCAAGCGACATGTTGTTGACATTGCCGTTGGGGGTGGTATTATCTTTCTTAATCATTCAGATGCCTCTGGTTGGTTACGGTAAAGGCCTCTCTCTGTTTACGCGGTGAGGGGCTTTTTTACGTCTGTAATAAAATAACTCTCAATAGCTCTTGTCGGGTAATTCCTTAACAGTCTCAGATAATAGTTTGTTTGGAAGGAGGGTGCAACACTTGTTTTCAGTGGCTGTGGCGGGGATTTCTTTTGTCTATACAATTTGTCCGTACAGGATTTTTTAAATTTTTGAGTGTATCGGATGGTGCCTTTACGCGTGAATCCGCGATTGGGGGCCTACCCCCTTGCGATTCGAGCGGTTATCAGGATAAACACCAAAAACACAAAACCTGTGGATAAGTATGTCTGTATGACAAAATAGCCCACATAATAAGGCCTCATAATCAGAGAATGCCAGTACGGCGGGCTCTCAAGCGTTCATGCTATTTAACATAATGTATGTTATGCGCATAAGTCGTGCATTCTGTAACACTTCAACCATTGTGGTGCTGTATTCCTGGCCGTAACACCATCGAGGTTAAAAGGCATATCTCATCCTCACCCGGTAGCATATCTCCTCTCCCGAATACCCACCTGGTTACAGGATAGCGCACCAATTCACCAACAAAGCCTGGTATTTACCGGTTTTCTGTAACACTTGTAACGCTTGTAACTGTTACATTCTATTGTTTCTACCCTAAATAAAACACTAAACCCTATTTCGGCTACACTATATCCACTTTACTCTACTAAGTGTTACAAGTGTTACAGTGTTACAGGGTATTATGAATCAAGGGGTTACACTGTAACACTTAGGCCCCTGTAACACTAGCTCATACTGTTACACGTTGTACGGATAAAAATTACTTGGGTATTGTACCGACAAACGGCACCTTTTAAGCTTGTGTTGTCCATACAATACCTCTATTATCTAATCATACCGTAACACTTAATCAGAAAGAGGCGATACACAATGAATATTAAAGGCTGCTTTATACTTACTAATGAAGATGCACCAGACCAACACCCTATAGTCATCGGTGGTGTTGAGTTCGATGTTGATAACTTCAATAACATGCACTGCACCATTGCAAATATCGCCGATGAGTTTGGTATAACCTTCTGGAATGCCCACGACACAAGCGGCAATTTCCTAACAACTTCCGAGATATAAATAATGAGTACTTACCAAATATTACGCCGCGACTGGATATCAAGCGGCGCGTACTACCACGAATCATTTAATGATTACCTAATCCGTAACGGGTGGAAATAATGAATATCAATAAACTGCTTAGAAATATACGACGCAATCCACTTGTATATGACAACGGTGAAAAGGGTGCACAATGTCGCCGGATTATCTGTAAGTGCAAAAACCGTTTACATCACACGGCGGCATATAAGCGAAATTCTATCGTATTAACAACCGATTAAATAACCAACTACCATTAATAAGAGGCATAAGACAATGAAAACAAAAGGTAATAATGATGCAGTGTGTCACGCGTGGGCTAGTCAATCACAAGAAAGTATGTCTAACACTGGCGGCTCTTTATACTTCGAAGATAACACTATATACAGTTATGGTGCACATTTTCCGATAGCCACTCATGTCAATAATGACGTCGTGTTGTTCACAATACACACTTATTCAGTGACGACCGGCGCGCATATGTCGAAAGTACGACAAGCTATAACACATAAAACGGTTTTTTATGTCGACCATGCTATACCAGATATGACAGGCGAATATAATCATGCTGCAAACCTAAAAAGCTATGGTTCGCGTTTTAAAGAGATATTAAATAAAGCTAGTCGGGCGCGCTCTAATAAGTCGTTTTTACTAGAATCGGCCATTAATTTGGCAAACGAGGCGAATTATTACGCATCATATTTTGGCATTAGCTGGATTATAGAAACTGACAATATAGACCTTGACTCAATCAAGGTGGAACTCGACAAGCTTAAGGTTGAAGCGGTGAAAAAGGACAAGGTCCGTAAAAAGCAGCTGCTTATCGATAACCAGGAAAGAATAGCACAATGGCGGAAAGGTGAGAACGTGCACCTACCTTATGATGTTGGCTTTCTGCTACGTATTAACAATGAAAGAATAGAAACGAGCCAGGGCGCACATATTCCGTTTGAAGATGCACTTAAATTATGGCCCATGATTAATCGAGCAAGAAAAAACAACACCACATACAAGCCGGACGGGTATAAGGTCGGCTATTATAATCTGAAGTCTATTAATGAAAATGGTGACCTCAAAATAGATTGTCACTTTATCAAGTTTGAAGAGTTGCAAATTATCGCTAATCAAATGAACCTGAAGGAGTATTAAGCATGAATATAACAAGACATGCTTATATTAATACAAGCTCAGAAGCTGGTAGGCCTACAAAGATAGGTTTTGATAGCGAACTAATAACCGCTATCTATAGTTGGACCAATGGATATGGTAATCCGTCCTATACGTTTTATCTATCAAGTGGGGACTGTTTGTTTTTAGTTGATGACTATGGGGCTATGAATGACGTTTATCATATTAGCCCGCGTTTTGTATCACGCAAGAAAGACTTATTCTAAAACACCACTTTATAAGCCTGTAAACCACCACGGGCTTATATGGGGTTGTTTTACCCGCAAATTAACAGGGGCTAAGATTATGAAATACAAAGTCAAAACCGAGGTTCTCCCGAACGGGATAATTGAGCAAGACGTGATTCTTCTGCGCGATAAAATAGCACAAACAATATCTCGTACAGTTATCGACACTCAAGAGCAACAAACCCGCGATGCATTGATAAAATTGGGCTGGACACCGCCGGAAAAATGAGAGGCTGCAACCATACTAAATGCGGGCTAGATTGTGCCCGCAAACATCAACCGACTTACAGACTATTAGCCACCAAACCAGCAGGGTGCTTTATTTGTGCATTTTGGGTGCCAGTGGTGAAACGTCTTAACTCAATTTAGCAGAGGCAATATTATGATAACAGTTAGCGCGCAAGTACCCCTTATGATAGATATTATATCGGATGTAAATTCGACAAATAAATATTGCGGGGACTGTATGTTTAATACTCCCGGTACGTGTTTATTGTTTAAAGAAACATTATTTTTGGATCAACACACAGATAAAAGTTTGGAGCTTATCTGCGAATCGTGCGAAAGCACATACAACAATATTTATAAATGACCAAACAACGATACCGCTGCAGCCGTGAGATTTGCAGAAAACGGGTCACACTGTCAAAGTGTAATGAATTATTCGATAAGCCGCGAGTCTGTACGGCTTGCGGTTCCAGGCTGCGACACGTTGAGAAAGAGCGCCGGGATTACATCAAGAAAACGACCTGCAGGTGCGATGGCTTGGTCCATCCCCATCGCCAAGGCTGCAAATGGTGTAACCACTACACCGGTGAATATGATGAACACGATTTAGCTGAGAGGCATTTATGAGCACATCTCGCGGGCTTGGTCGTTATCATTATATGAAGAAAGTGACGCCGGCGTGGGCAAACGCTGCAGCCATGAAACGAATATACGACAGAGCCGCTTTATTGAATAAGGAAGTGGACCATATTGTCCCACTCAATAGCCCAATAGTTTGCGGCTTGCATTGTGAGGACAATATGCAAGTATTAACGTCTTTGGAAAACAGTGCAAAATCAAATCGTTGGTGGCCAGATATGCCAAACGAAAATCTGGATTTATTCGGTATTGCAGAATGCGAGCAATATAATTTGTTCTAACAACCATTTAGCAACCAAGAGGCAACAGAAAATGGCAACAATTGACGATATATTAGAAGCAGCTGAGATGATGAACAACCAACCGGTCCCAAAACCAGAGCCGTTTGGTTTAACATCTCACATGATGATGGGTTACCGGGTGGTAGAAAACCCCTACATGCCGGACAAGGTGCCTGTTATAGAACTTAGCAAATCCGTCACGGTATCTGATGAGGTCCGTGAGCAGTTCGACAAATGGGCACTGGATCTATTTGGCAGCACAACCAATGTACTTATGACCGATGAGTGTATTTTTATGAGTGCTGGTACGTTCCGGGCATTTAGAGAATCGGAATACATGCGCAACGGCCATACAAATATGGACGCAATTTAGCAACCAAGAGGCACTGAATATGAACGATGGAGATTTGAAAAGTGAAAGCGGTTTTATCTATATCACCGATGACGGTTGGTATTTGAGGTTGAAGACCCCGACCGGTTTCGGCAGCAAATACAAACTAATCACCACTCCCGATATAAATAGTGCTGGCATTTTCACTGGCAGCAAAATTCACGGGTGCGAAATATCAAATGAAGAGTTATTCAAAAGCTGCCTTAAAGTAGCCGCCACAGCCGAGACTACCAGAAAGGTGACTCTGAGTATCGCGGGAGATAAATAATGCAAGACCCGACCGACAAAGAATTCCTACAATGGCTATACGACCGCATCAAAAATATTTACCATGAAGATTCGAACATGGACTACATGCGGAAACTGAAATCAATTATTGATAATACCGTCGATCAAGATGTGGGAAATACAATGGCTATGATAGCCAGAATCGACGCTCTTGAGTGGAGACTAAGAATTGAAGCAAGGCAGCTGGCTGCCATCCGAATGTACACACAAGATGCCAAGCTGGCTTGTATCTGTGCTGATCACGAGTCATTAATCAACAAATTATTAGAACAGGAGAACCCCTAATGTCAGATTACCCAACCATTCAAATTCGAGTGGACAAGCACATCAAAGACGACTTCTTTGAATTGTGCGAACTCAAGGGCACCACGGTGAGCATTGAACTTAAAAACTTCATCAACACCGAGCTGTCCGACTTACCCAGGATTAAACGTAATCGTAAGATGCGCGACACCCTGCCACGCAACAACGCCAGTGATGATTTTCTGGCGTAACGCAATTTAGCAACTATGAGGCAACTGAGAATGGATGATCGAGAACGTTTAGCGAGAATGCTATATTCAGCATACGGTGCATTATGTCATGACGTTTCGCAGACTTTTAGCAAAGAAGAAGGTGATCAGCTTAGAAAACTTCGCAACATATTGCATGATGCGTATTACGAGTATGCTCCAAATGCTGATTATGATATGTCTGACATGCAGCGCACCAAAATGGCTTACGAATCGAGGCCTTATGTTAGGCCGTCCCGATTAAAAATAGTGAAATGACCAACCTTAATTTAACAACCAAGAGGCAACAACCATGACACCAAACGACATAGAAATACTAATCCACTGCCATTGCTCTGCAACGGTGCATCCGAGAATCGATGCGCCTGCTGTGAAGGATTCTCTTAAATGGATGGTTGAAGAAGGTTTAATAGAAACAGCACATACCGATGCGTGGAATAAAACCATCTATCACACCACTGAGCGTGGCCAGGCGTTGATAATGATGCTCTGCCATACACCACTGCCAGAACAGGCTTGGGTGGACGGCTCAGGGAAAGTTATTGAGTTCTGACAACCCCACAACCAAAGAATGTCCCAAGTGCGGCAACGAGCACCTAGTGTTGTGCCGCACTTTGGATAAAAAATTCTGCACTGATTGCCACACAGAGATACCGTGGCATTTGGATGCGGGTCAGAAACCTTTATTTTATGCGGAGCGGAAATCATGAGTAAGTGGGATAAAGAAGATTGGGGTATTTTACTCTATGGTGTATCACCTGTATTAATTCCAATTATAGTAGTTTTCGTGTTTTATTACTGATATTTAGGAGCGAAAAGATGAAAACCAGAGGCGATAAATTTGATAAGAGATTCAAAGTCGGAACACAAGTGAGATTGGAAGGCCGAGGCAAACTGCACCCGATCACAGCCGTTTCGAATGACCGAACCCTCGTGAAAATATCCGACTTTGACGGCGTATTCCGCCGCAGCCATATCAAAGGTTACACAAATAAGATAAATTAATTGTCATATACTGTTGACCCCTGTCATACCATGTAATATAGTCTTTCCCAGAGTCCTCGCCGGTAATAATTGTTTTAACACTTTTATTAGATGAGCCGGACGAGGACTCAACAAATTAGGAAGGCTGAGATGTCAGATAATGAAAGTAAAAAAGAAGTGTTGGCGCTAATATCGGCTCGCACCTCTGTTGATGAAAAAGCCGCATTTGTAGAAAAATGCGAACAACTTAAAATTGTACCGAGCACAGTGGTCCGCATGTTAGTGGACCGTTGGGTAACCGGTGAAATCAAATTGGAGCTATAGAGCCATGTCATTAGAAGAATCGATCAACAAGTTAGCGATAGCGATGACCGCGAACACAGCGGCCTTGTCAGCACAATCCGAAGCTGTCAACAACATGATGTCAGCCACACCTGCTGTTAAGGAAGAAAAGCCGGTTAAAGATAAAAAGGCTGCCGTGAAAGAAAAAGTGGCCAGCAAGAAAACCGCCGCAGCCAAGAAAGTTGGGCCTGTTAAAACCGAAGGCGCTGCCCTCACCGGCGAAATTGAATCTGAAACCGCACTGGATGCAGATGGTGTACAGAGCCATTTACGCGCCGTTGCCAGTCAGTTGGAAGACACCAGTAAACTATTTGCGCTGATCCAGAAACACGGTGGTCAACAATTTAGCGACCTCGACCCTTCTGTGTACGCCATTTTGGTACAGGAAGCTGATGCACTGGTTGAGGCTGGCGCGTAATGAACGGTTACGAATGTTTCTTGCCCACCCTGTTAATCGGCAGGACGAACGATCTCGGGACCATTCCTATTGCAGTAAAGGTTGACAGTGACAAGGTGACCGAACAGATGGCAAACGATCCAATGTCAGCTGAGAGCAAGTTAGAATTCTCAGCGTTGCTTCCAGATCATCTGCAAGCAATGGGTCCTGTCATTGGTGTTGAAGCAATCTATGAGGTGGTACTCAATGAATCAGTCATCCAACGAATCAACTGAGTCTGACCCTAACGGCAAGGACGCTCACGACCCCGGCGCCAAACTTGATGCAGGGAAACCTCGCATGACGTTGGTGCTCGGAGGTTTTGGTAAAGCATTGCGAGCTGTTGCTGAGGTCGGCACTTATGGTGCTGATAAATACAGCGATAACGGTTGGATGCAAGTTCCGAACGGCGTTGAGCGATACACCGATGCCCTGTTTCGTCATATATTCGACGAACAAAACGGACAAGAATTGGACAGCGATACTGAGATGCTACACGCTGCTCATGCGGCTTGGAATGCGCTCGCTCGTCTTGAATTGAAAATACGTGAAACGGAAGGTGCGGATGATCATTTAACCAGCACCTTTCACCCTTTGGAGGATCACAATGAGTAATCACGCACCACTAGCACCCTCTGCCTTCGGGCGTTGGGGCAAATGCCCAGGCTCTGTTGGAGCGAACGCGCACATCCCTGACACATCAAGCCCTGCTGCCCAGTGGGGCACAGATGCTCACCAGATTCTTGAGGATCGCGCACTACTTCGATACAAAGGTAAGCCGGTGGTCGGCGAATACGACTTCGGTGATGTTGAAGAAAAACAAGCAGTAGCGCAGGCCGCGCTTGATTACATTGAAGAAATCTTCGATGACGCCGAAGCGAGTGGTCTAAACCCTAAGATTTACATCGAAGAAAAAGTGTACACCGAACTGTACACCAAGCGTAAAGACATTTACGGATCGGCTGACATCATTGTCGTAACAGACACGTGGTGCGAGATCATCGACCTGAAAGCAGGTTCCGGCATATTAGTGATGCCAGATTCTGGTCAGTTGAGAATCTACGCACTGGGTATGCTGGCGAAGATCAAAGGTGAAGGTGCGACCGACGTTGAGATGGCAGCAATACGAGAAGTCCGTGCCACCATCGTGCAGCCCCGCATCCCCCACCCAGACGGTATCGTGAGAACTGAGGTTTACACGATACCGAAGTTGTTGGCATGGAATAAGACCGTACTAATCCCTGCAGCAAAGGCAACAGACGGTCCGGGCACCAATCGCATCGCTGGCGAAACACAATGCCAGTTCTGTGGTGTGAAAGGTCAGTGTCAAGTGCTGCAAACCGAGGCCACTAAATTCGCTATGTCGGTATTCGAAGATCAGACCGACAAAACATTCGACGACCTGACCTCCGCGAAACCGGAAGACATGGATATTGGTAAATTGGTAGCCATTATTGAGGCGACCCCACTGATCACAGGTTGGTTGAAAGCAGTCAATGAGTATGGTATGACCCGTTGCAAGAACCGTGAAGAAATGCCGGGCTACAAAGCGGTGCGTTCCGGCGGTCGCAACAGCTGGGTCAAACCTGTTGATAAAATACTGGAAGAAATCAGCAAAGGCGCTGGTATGATTCCTAAAAAGTTATTGACCAAGCAGGTGGTCATCACTGCCCCACAGGCATTGAAATTACCTGACTTGAGCGATAAACAACGTGCGCGTATGCAAGCGTTAATCGGGAAATCAGAAGGCTCGTTGGCGTTGGTGCCAGTTACCGACAAACGAGACGATGCTTTCCCTCCTGTTGTATTTAACGATGTGTCTTTCTTAGACTAGAGGTGATTATGGAACAATTTATTGGAAACAAAATTATTAACGCAGTGTTGATGACACGGCTCGCTTACAACCAGTTTCGCGGTTGGGAATTACCGTTGGATGAAAATGGTGACGACGAGGGTTATCTGGTTGAATACGTCGATGGTGGCGAGGCAAATACTAATGCTTATGACGGATATGTTAGCTGGTCGCCGAAGAGTGTGTTTGACCGTGCTTATAATCCTGTTACCGAAATGACATTCGGTGATGCGCTGGTCATGTTGAAGGCTGGTCGCAAAGTGGCCCGTGCTGGTTGGAACGGCAAGGGTATGCATATTTATCTCGAAGAGGGTCGCCATCTACCGCTCGCAGCTGGCATCGAGAAGGGCACAACGCGCATATACGATCCAGTTTTTGTCATGTACACGGCACAAGGTTCTCACCAACCTGGTTGGCTGGCATCACAATCCGATATGTTGTCAGAAGATTGGTGTATTGTAGAATAAAAGAAACCGGTGCGTGAGTTAGAGGTAATGTCTCCGGTATATAAATGTGGCTGGTAGAACCTTCGGATGGGTGAGAGGCCTTTAAACTTAAAATTGAAAATTTCTAATTGGAGAAATGTTGGATCAAACGTGCTCGCTTGAGCTTCCCAACTTTGTTAGTACCAAAGCCTCCGGCTGATGGTGCTGACCCTAAGTATTCAGCCGACTTCATTCTGGAACCAGATGCTCCTGAGTGGGCTGAGGTTATGGGCATGATTCAGCAGATGGCGGCTGAAAAATGGGGCGATGCGGCTGGCGGTATCCTTAACATGATCAACCAAGATTCGCGACAGCGTTGTTACGGTCAAGGTCACGAGAAGGTTAAGAAAAGTGGCGCGGAAATCGGTCAGGTGTACGAGGGATATGAAGGTAAACTTTATATTGGCGGCTCAAGTGCCACACAACCCCAGTTGATCGGCACCGATGCACAACCACTACCACCAACAGCGAACAAGAACGAAATGTTCAATGGCGGTAACTACGTGGGCGGCATTCTCAATATCTGGTTACAGGATAACAAGTTCGGCAAAGCAGTACGCGCCGGCTTGACCGCTGTCCAGTTCCTTGAGAAAGGCGAATCGTTCGGTGTTGTACCAATTGATGCAACCTCTGTGTTCACGCAAGTAGAAGGCGCACCAGGTGCGGCTGCTGCAGCAACTGGCGGCGGAATGCCTGGAATGGGTAGCATGCCGGGCATGGGCGGGGACGTTGACCCATTGGCGTAAGTTGTAAGTAGTGTGAGCCCATCTTCGGGTGGGCTTTCTTATAATTTGATCGGGTAGCTCAGACTGGTAGAGCTTTGGGCCGTAGAGATCATCAATCTCGTGGACGATTTGTATTCAGGTAATGAGATAAAACTCGGTGATGCGAGTAAAGTAAAATCCTGTAACACAATGACACACTCCCTGTGGGCGTGGGTTCGAATCCCGCCCCGATCACCAATTTAAGTTTGGGGCATCAAATGAGTTTCAGTGAAATTAATAGTGAAATATATAAAGCAAGACAAGTTCTTAATGAAGCTGATAATGCCGCCAATCAAATGGCAGCATTATTAAAAGGTAGGTTGAGGAAAGTCTCATCGTGGGAATTAGCAGCGTTAAAAAAAGAACTTAAAGATTTCAATGCACATACTAAAACGTGGAAAGAATGATGAGATACGTTCTGGATATCGAATGTTACATGAATTATTTTCTAATGATGTGGATACCGGAAGACGGGTCGGCGCCATTTGTTTTTGAGAAGTTCAATGATGTCGTGACTATCTCCAACATCGACGGTATTGATTGGTCAGGTACGTTCATCACCTTCAACGGTTGGGGGTACGATTTCCCGATGTGGGGTGCGTTGTGGGCAGGATTCACCAATGAACAATTGAAACACGTTTCCGATTCAATCATTAAGAAACGTATGATGCCGTGGATTGTTGAGCGTGAGTTCGGTATCAACATCCCATCATTCGATCACATTGATATCATGCAAGTGCTACCTGGCATGATGAGTTTGAAGATATACGGTGGTCGGATCAACTCTAAAAAATTGCAGGATTTACCGATCCAACCAGATGCAATCATCACTGATGAGCAATGCGCCCCGATGCGTGAGTATTGTGCGAACGACTGCAAAGTGACATGGGGATTGATGAAAGAAGTTTCCCCTCAGATTGCACTGCGTGTCCGAATGGGTGAACAATACGGCCTCGATCTGCGCAGCAAATCCGATGCTCAGATTGCCGAAGCGGTGATTGCTTCTGAATACACACGCAGGATCGGGAAACCTCTATATAAACCCGATAATGTTGTGCAAAGTTACCGGTACACGCCACCTAAGTTTGTCAATTTCCATAGTCAACAGATGGTCGATATTCTTGAGAATGTAAAGAAGGCTGATTTCAAAATAAAAGCATCTAACGGGCAGGTTATCGAGCCGGACGAGATGAAGACTGTTGTGGACATGGGTTGCCAATATCAGATGGGTATTGGCGGTCTGCATTCAATCGACGGTCCCGGCAGTTTTTATTCAGACGATGATGTCACCATATACGACATCGATGTGGCCAGCTATTATCCCGCCATCATTCTGAATGCCGGTTATTATCCAAAGCACGTTGGCTATGAATTCTTGAATATCTATCGTGAGATCGTTGAAAAGCGATTGGCTGCCAAGAAATCCGGCGACAAGGTGACTGCCGATTCATTGAAAATCACCATCAACGGGTCGTTTGGTAAACTGGGCAGCATGTATTCAAAAATTTACGCACCTGACCTCATGTTCCATGTGACAGTAACCGGCCAACTCTGCCTACTGATGCTGATTGAACGGTTCCCAGAGCTAGTCATATCGGCCAATACTGACGGTATTATGGTGGCGATCCCGAAGGATGATCTACCAGGAATTGAAAAAATAGTACGTGACTGGGAAATGGAAACGGGTTTTGAGATGGAGTGGAATGCCTACAAGTCGGTGCATCGCCGCGATGTGAACAATTATTGTGTGATCGCAGCTGACGGTAAAATTAAGAATAAAGGTGTGTTCAAGCCGAGTGACATCGAGAAGAATCCCGCCAACAATATTATCTACAAAGCCGTGCGTGAATATTTCCAGCACGGTACACCGGTTAGTCAGACGATTCTCGATTGCACCGACATCACGGAATTCTTATCACTTCGTACCGTAAAAGCAGGTGCCAAGTGGGGGAATGAGATATTAGGAAAGTCAGTGAGATGGTATCACTCGTGGCTGAGTGCCAACTGCATCGAATATCAGAGTAACGGGAACAAGGTGCCCCTCAGTGATGCCAGTGTACCGTTGATGGAGATACCGGACACGTTTCCGCAGGATGTGAATCACCACTGGTACATTGCTGAGGCGAATAAATTGTTGGGGAAGATGAAGTGAAAGAATCAAAAATAGAAAAAGAAGTCTCTGATTACGCCAGATCAAAGGGCTTCATGGCTCGTAAATTTACAAGCCCCGGACATCGAGGTGTCCCGGATCATATTTACTTCGGGGATGACGGGTTCATGTTTATGATCGAGTTCAAGAAACCAGGCGGAAGACTCAGTCCAGCTCAGATCAGGGAAATCGAGGCACTGCAGCGACGCGGCCATTTGGTATTCCTTGTGGATAATTTTGAATTTGGTAAGGGGATTATCGATGGTTTTGCTGAATAAATCTGATCTCCACGATTATCAAGTAAAGACAATCGAGCACATGCTCGCCCACCCTCAGTCGATGTTGTGGCTGGATATGGGGCTCGGGAAAACGATTTCCGTACTCACTGCGGTCGATATCCTGCTCGATCAGATGAAAGTGTACGGTGTACTGGTTGTCGCGCCGCTGAGGGTCTGTCAGACCGTGTGGCGGCAGGAAGCAAAGAAGTGGGGACACACTAAACATCTCACCTTCTCGTCGATCACAGGCACCAAAGATGAGCGTATCAGAGGATTGATGACACCCGCTGATGTTTATCTGATTAATTACGATAACCTAGCATGGTTGCAGGAAGAAATTGAATTCCGATTCCTGCGTAAAGGTAAACGCCCACCTTTCAATATGTTGGTGCCCGATGAGATATCGAAGTTGAAAAACACCCGCACCCGACAAGGTGTGGCCAGGGGCAAAGCGATGTTGAAGTTGTTACCCTATCTACCGTACCGCTCAGGATTAACCGGCACGCCGGCGAGCAACGGTATGCTGGACCTGTTCGGACAATTCCTCGTTATCGATGGTGGCAAACGGCTCGGCACCTCACACTCAGCGTACCGCTCAGAATATTTTTATCTGACAGAATATCGCGGCACCAAGTGGTTTCCGTTCGAACGGGCGAAAGAACAGATCGCCAACCGAGTCGGCGACATCACCATCAATATGGATGTCGAGGATTACATCGACATGCCGGAAAAAATATTCAACGACATTTATGTGGACCTGCCCCCGAAGCAGCGGATGAGTTACGATAAAATTGAAAAAGAAATGATGGTGGAGCTGGACTCCGGCGCGACCGTTGATATATTCAATGCCGCCAGCAAGATGAATCGCTGCCTGCAGTTTGCCAATGGTGCGATGTACTTGGCACCAGGTGCGCCGGATTGGGAAAATGTGCATGACGCCAAACTCGACGCTTTGGAGGACATTGTTGAAGAATCAGCAGGCCAACCGATCCTCGTGGCCTATGAATTTCAGCACGATGCCCATAAGATATTAAAAAAATACCCCGACGCCGTGTGGCTCAGTTCCAAAACCTCAGAGGCCGATTTCATAAAGGCGCTGGAAGACTGGAATACGGGCAAACTCACCATGATCATTGGTCACCCTGCGAGTATGGGGCATGGTATTGACAGATTGCAGCACACTGGTCACATACTGGTGTTTTACGGACTCACTTGGTCGCTGGATTTGTACTTGCAGACCATCGCCAGGCTGTGGCGTCAAGGTCAAGGGCATGCGGTAATGGTTCATCGAATATTGACACGAGGGACTGCCGATGAAATCGTTGAAATTGCATTGGGGATAAAAGCCGATGACGAATCCAGTGCCAGAGAAGCCATTGAACAGTACAGAACGGGGAAGGGGTTATGAATAAAGAGCGTGGAAAAAACATTTACTTATTGTTAGCTATCGGGTTATCCGCTCTCTTTTGGGTAGGTCTGATACTGACAGTAGTTTAAGAATTGCGTGCACTCCTGCCGCAACAGCAGCCCCTTTGCTGCGAGGACCAGTCAGCGGTGTCCTTAATAACACTGACAGCCGGACCCTGCGCCAACCCAAACACCAGCGCGGGAGGGCCGGCGTTTTTAAACCACTGAGGAATTGATATGAGCAAGGCCAGAGACAATTATTTTTGGAAATCAATATTCGTAATAACACTTGTCACATTAGCGATGTGCAGTAAATGCAGCTCAGATGCAGAACCGGTTACGGTTGGTCTGACCAGTATGACAACTTCATATCATTGAGGGACCCTGTGTATCCCAATGCCCGCAGATAACCGTACCATAAATCATTTATTGAACCAGGCGCGTCCAACGACTTAACGGATACCAAATCCAGAACAGCACTGTTTGTCGATCTTCCGAACAGATTGATAGCCGCACCATCGGAGATAAATGTACCACTCACAACACCGTCAGCAGAAGCTCTCAAAGAATCATCAATGCCGCCAACCGCATCAAACCCAATATCACCTGAGCCTGCGTAACTCGATATCGTCAGTGCTGCGCTGTGTATTTTCCCAGAGGTCATACCGCTGGCTATTCCTGTTAATTTCTCAATCGATCCACCGCCGGCTATATAAGTGGCCGTATCCGCATCATTAGCAGTCCATCCGACACCGGGTGTACCTAACGTACAATCAACAAATTCAGCTTCTGTTTCGAAGAATGTTCTCAACCAACGACGTTCGGCATCGCCAAGGTTCTCAGCGTTGGTGCGACTGAACCAAGAAGACAGTCCTTCATTGACTGTCGCACCACCAGTGGCGCGTTTGATCTCATCATTCAGAGCAGACATTAGTCTTTCCTCATCATGTCGGACACTTTGGGGACAATCTTCTCGGCAGATCGGCCAACAACATATCCGCCTAATCCGATCTGTAACAATGTCCAAGCCTCAGTAGCCAAGCGATTGGGTAACCAACCGAACGAATCCATCACCACCAACAATAGAAATGTAAGCATGGTGATTGGTCGCCAATTTCGCTGCAACCAACTTTGACCATTCGCCTCAGCCGAGATGATGGTTGATTTTGCTTTTAACAATTCCGACTCGTAATCCTGTGCTTTCATGGCCGCAGCCATCTGGGCTTCAAACATTTTCTGTTTGATAACCAGACGTTCTTCATCGGAAGTATTGAGGTCATCGATTAGTTTTGCAGCCGGCTCGAAAATACCAGCGATCAGTGACATTAAATTCATTTGTAATAGTCCCACATAACTGCGCAATCTTTACCTTCACTTTCTACCATATCATCGAAGTGAATTGAACCACGGTTGATACCGATACGTGTGATCTTACGCCCACGCAAGTTGCCGTTATCAATACGGTGGTTACGTTTAAATATCCAATCAAGTATTAAAAATTTCTGACGTGAGTTCGCGACAACATCCAACGCATGACCCTGGTGGGCACCATTGTTCTTACCGTCATACACGGCGCACCGATACGCGCCGCCAGTCGGTATGATGAAAGGGAATCCCAAGTCTTTACGCATAGGTACAACAATGTCGTCCATAAATTCATTCGACATGCGCCCATTACATTTACCGCAAGGGCAATCAAGTTCATCTTGTGGGAAATGATCCCAAGTTTGCTCTGGCATTATTTTATAGCCACCTCTATCATCAATTCTATTTTTTCGATCAGGTCTTTGAATTCCTTTGACATCTCAGCCTTATGTTCACGCATTATTTCTCTAATGTCATCGTGGAGCTCATCTTTCAATTCATGCTTACACAACTGCATTCTATTGTCGAGCTCCTTTTCCCCGATGGGGGCAACCTTCTGATCCTTTTCCTCGATGGGGGCAACCTTCTGCACCCTTTTTACGCCTGCGAAAATACTCAACGCTGCTGTCAGTGAGAGTAAAAATTCTTTCCACCACTTCACTATAAACAACGATTGCTCCACCTGATCAGGTGTTGGTATTGTGTCTCCTGCCATAAATCACCGTCCTTCTTATTTTTTTTTATTGAATATTTGGATTAGTTGGGCAGTCTTAAAGCCCTATATCCTGCCCCTCCTGAGTCGGCAGCGCCTACGGATACACGTTCAAATACAGGAGAAGTTCCGTTATGGTACTGCAATAATAGGCAAGTCTCCAATGCACCGGGCCCAGCAATTTGAGTCCTTAATACCCCGTTTACATAAGTAACCAAATCGGTACCAGTTGAACTTTTCATATAAGACGATGCAATATTTAACTGTGTACCTATATTTAGATTTTTAAAGAATGCAGATATAGTCTCATCGTGAGATAAGAGAAATACAGGGTCCAGATTGTTGACTAAATCAACACCCCCGCCAGGTGTGAAATCGTTATACCAAGAACAAGCGATAATATTAAGTCCTGTCGCGGATGCATTTCCGTTTATTCCATAAATTGCATGGACTGTTATCTCTGTGAAGCTATTGCTCATCAATACGGTTCCATAATTAGTCCTACCACTGCCTAGCGGGTCAACCCCTAGCGCAATCCCGTATTCATAATCACTGACATAACACCCAGTTACATTAATAGATTCATTTTGATAATTGGTACCACCCTCTAAATGTATACCGTAGCGTACACCGTCTTCAAAATGACAATCCCTAATTGATACCGGCTTACACCCTCTAAGTGAAATACCATCGTAATGATATTGAATAACACACCCTTCTATTTGTCCACTAGTAGCTTCTTCTATCAGGATTGCTACGTTATCTGTATTTGGCGTTGAGTCTGATGTATCAAGGCTCCCGTAGGTCATCCATAAGTGCTTGAACAGGAATTGTTCTGCGTTCCCATACGCCCAGATTGCATGTTTTTCGATATGCCAGAATTGACAATCCTCGATAGTGTCACCATATGAGTGACCATTCGTTGCGGATGCATGTAACTCTATAGCAATTTCCAGATGTTGGAAACGGCAGCCACGTATAGACATCATAGTCTGGTTTCCACCACAAAAAACAGCCCATCTACCGTCTAGTTTATCCCCTCCATTTATATAAACATTATGTAATTTCTGGCCTTGATTTACCTCAGCAGTAGCGTGATTATATCTAATGCAATAGGTACCGGAACTTCCTCTATAGTTTAATATAGAGTACCTGTCACCAGCACCAATTATTCCTATAACCTCGGTAACTTCTAATGTTGATGTTATTAAATAAGTGTGGTCATTCGGTATAAATATTTCACCGTTTATAGTTTCAACATAACTTATGGCGGTCTGAATTGATGCGGTATCGTCAATTACACCATCACCAATAGCCCCGAACCATTCTATGTTATGACCAAACCCTCCATCAATCCGCAAATAAGCCTTAGACCCATCACCGCCAGTAGGGATCGATACAGTACCACAGTATGGAGCGCCATTATTTGAGTAAGTACCGGGAGCCGCACCGGTTACACCTTTATGTTGACCGCCATCTGTGCCTCCAAAAAAATATATAGCCCCATCAACCGGGTCATGTGTGATGGCCTCTGCTCTATTGGCGTAAGTTTTAGTTTTGATCTCAGCTAAGATAGATTCGACATTTTCGCCTACATACATGCCTTGAGAATCTGACACGATCATGTTCTCGGCTTTAGCAGATGCCGCGGGCAGCCCGTTCAAGTCAACATCGGACACAACCATCTTCTTGAGTAAAGGATCCCACATCAATCCTTTACCGGCTTCATAATCTGGCAATGTAAAATCAGTCGTGCCATCATCTGAAACAGGTGCTTTCGTTGTACGATCGATTTCGTCACCTAACTGCTGGACCTGCATGGTGAGATTGTCTAACGCGTTCTCATGGGTTTCAGAGGGGAACGGGTCGTATGGTGAGTAATCGACAAGCTGGGTATTCGGTACTTCGCGATGCAATGTCACTTTCACATCTTCGGCAGGAGCGCCTGCTGTGAAATCAATGACGCCGCCCGGAGAGATATCTTGATCAGCATTGCGAGTGACTGTGTAATCGGCACTCTGTAGTACATCATCGAGATAAACTTTAAGATGGGAATCATCGGTTGTCTTAAAGGTGAATGAGAATTGGGCGATAATTCCATCGCCGATATAATTGACCCGGTTTGTCTCTGTTGCGATTGTCATTGTGAGCCTCCCAAGGCCTTCTCTATCTCGGTGAATCCACGGTGCGTGGCCCACAAATTATTAAATAATATTGACCGTCTAACAGCTCTGAGGTCCGCCTCTCTGAAATCCCCAGAAGCAACACCGCTGGATATCTGTCCAAGGTCAGATAATCTACCGGCTGACACGCCCATAACAGAACCCAGTAGGTTACGTGAAGCATAACGCGATAGTTGTCCTTTGTCAGCACCAAGGAGTCTGAACATGTCAGCTTCGCCCGTTGTCGCTTTGGACACCATACCATTTAGATCGCCCCAGTACGCCAATAATCCCGACCTGTCAATACCTTCACGTATGAATGTGTCGTAATCCACTTTAACTTCTTTACCCTTCAAATTCTGTCGAGCCGCGTATGACACATACCCGAGCGTCACCATCGCCATAGTACCGGCAATTCTGGAAGCGGTCATGTCGTCGAGTCCCGCTAGTAAAATTCGATTGTTCGCAGCCATTGAGAACGACTTGAACTGAAACACCAGCTTACCGATCTCACCTTTTGAGGCGAGCGGTAGATCACCAGTACCCGGTGTCACCACTGTCATATCAACTTCTTTGCGGACAGCGGCTTTGAATCGTTCGGCCAATCGTTGGTCAGCCCATTCTTCAACCTGAGGAACCCATACACCATCGACCATATCGCGAGATTCTTTGAGCTGTCGAGATATGGCTTGTAAGTCTTTCAAACTGATACCGCCTCTGGCATATTGCTCCATTGCAGCATCGCTCAATTCACCTTTTGCAGCTCTTAATGAATCCGCCACGATATCATCGATGTAAGATGTGGCCGTCATCGATTTCCAAAAATTATTCCAGTAAGGCATACCGGTTGCTTTCGTGAAAACTTGTTGGGTATTTTTCCAACCACGCAGCACTTTGCCCCCGGTTGTTGTTTTGCTAATCGGTGCCTGGTAATCATCCATCAAATATAATTTTTCCAGACGACCACTGTTCATCAAATCAGCTGCCATACCGAGTTTACGGTTCACATTAGCACTGAGTTTCATTGCCTTCATATTCGTGGCCAAACGGCTCATATCTCTGGCGAATGTGCGCAGTCCTCGACGCGCGATATAATTACCAACATCAGGTATCGATGAGACAGTCACCATGCCGAGCATTGTCATCACATTAAATTCTTTTAATCGCTGGCGAGCTTGGTGCCAGAATCCACCTGGGTTTTCCGGTTGCTTGTAACGGTGGAATAACTGTAGGTGCATGGCCTCCATATCACGACTGACATTCTCCCATTCTTTACGAATCTGTTTACCGAGCTTGGCATCACCTTTGTTGAAGGCGTCCATCGCCATGTCATCGTACATCTTACCGACTTCACCCATCTTTGCAGTGAACGCATTGGAACCGCCCATTTGAGGGTCCTTACCGACTTTCACACTTCCGGCAGGAGATGGGTCGAAAACTTCTTTAAAATGCAATGTCGGGTTGACGCCGCGCACATATTGGCGCATCACCATCTCGATATCGTTTTCAAGAAACTCGTCGACAATTTTGCTCGGGATATTCAGGGTTCGTTCTTTTAGTGGTCCGACCTGGAAAGAGCTGCGGTTCGCATTGATAGCGGGATCGTATTCAGACCCCTCGATTTTTGCACGTAGCTCTCTGGCTGCATGGAGAGATTCATTCTTAGCAACCGTGAGCTGTGCATCATAACTTTGCTTGGCCCGCACCATCTCGACATCACGGATATACCCCAACTCTTGGCGCAGATCATACGCTTCCTGCGCAGCAGAACGTCTACCTTTAACCTCGCCGCGAGCTTTCGCTGCCTGCAGTTCATCGTAGGACCGTTCAATAACAGTGGGTTTTTTCTTAACCTTCGCAGCTTTCAATTCAGCAACTTCTGCCGCTTCCTCAATCACTTGTAAATTTTTCTCAGCACGACCGATTGTTCGGGAACGAATCTCAACTTCTGCATTTCCGTAGAAATAGTCGGATACTCGTTTTTCGAAGACAGCAGGTTGTTCACGGATAGCAGTGAAGTCCCATGCACGGTGCAAATAGCTTTTGTCGCCCGTTGGTGTGCGAATCTCAGTTTGCAGTTTACCTGCCCGCACCAACACATCTCGTGCATCGGCAGGCATATTTTTGATATTTTTCTTCGGTGTACCGTCTTCCTTAAAGAATTTTTTAATGATGTCCGGCTCAACCAATCCGTCTAAATCCTCAGGGGTCAGTTGTGTCCAATCGGTAACTTGTCGTTCCAGTAAATCTTGCTCATCGAGTCGCGCTTGTATCGGGTCAGAAATTTCTGAGCGCAACATCTTAGCTGTCTTCGACACCAGTTCATCACCATTAACAGCCTCATCGCCATTACGCATGGCACGGGAAACCTCTATCGAGAAGTCCTGTCGGCTCAGTGCAACTTCTCCCGATTCTTTCTGAATACGTTTGTACGTTGAATATCCGACATCCATCGCCTCTTGCACTTTAAATCCAGATTCCTGTTCGAACTGGGACATACGGGCTTCGACAGAAGGCGGTAATGCGTCGCCGTATTGATTGCGCACACGCACCATCGGGTCATCGATTAATAACGCCGCCATCTCGCGGGCAGCGTGTACTCGTGATCCAGCTAACCGGATGGCAGGTGATGCCCATCCCAGTGCCTTTGCAAGTTTCGGGTGTTTTAGTTCAGATAAAGTTTCAGGTGCCATTTTCTCAAGACCGTCGAGTTTGGTCTGGGCAACTTCTGCAAGTTTTGTATCGCCTGCCTCAACAGCCTTGTTGAGTTGGTTCTGAGCATCTTCAACCAATGCGCGGTGTGTCTCAACAACTTCAATCTGAGCCTCAGCCGCACCCATGTTGCGAGGATCGATATCATCAACACGAGCATCCCCATCCATTATCTTAATGTCGTTATCGAGATCGGCTGCAAAATTTTGAGCAGATTTACCAACACCTTTGAATGTGAGAATACCACCTGTTATTAGTCCGGCAAATACGGCTGAGGCGCTGATAGCAAATACAGATTCCTCAGTAGTTCGTGTTGCCTGAGTACCGTGCAACAATCCCTCACCAAGTGCCGCGCCTCCACCAGCGATACCAACTTGGGTCGCGACCAATGACGCTCGCGACCCTGTTAAAATACCCGGCTTGAGTAATACGGTTGCCGGAATGAAATAAGTTGGCCATTGCTCAGGCGACACCATTGCTGCAAAGCTGGACGCAATAAAACCCGTTGCGCCTGACTCGTCAACCAATTGTCGATCACGCTGCTGTTGGCGTAAATTTTCTGTCACCCAATTCGCGTGACGCTCACTGAGTGCATACTGGGCATATTCTTCTTTGAATTCTTCGAACTCAGGAGGGATGTGGTCTTCATAGTTGAAGGAGCCATCTTTTGATTGCTCCAATTCTATGGGTGTGAGTATTCCAGGTTTGTCGCCATACTTAGCAGCTAATGACGCGGGCGTGAATTCCTGACGAAATGCCGCGCCCCATGCAGAACCCTCGATAGGGGTTGGATCCAGTGTCGCTTCTGTCTCAGGTAGGATGGCTCCTGCCAAATCATTGGTTGTTAGCTCGCGTAATGGCATTAGTATTTAGCCCTCCACGCTTCAATTTCTTTATCAGGTTTGGCAGATGGTTGTTGGGCTTTCTGTTTTTCGATACCCGCTTCAACCCTCTGGAAACCTTCTCGACGTTGTTTTCGCGCATCTCCCAAAGCATTCGATATGATATTACCAATACCGCTGAACGCCTTGCCTGATATCACACCAAGTTCATCCATCATTGCGCCCGCTCGAACACCTGTCGGTGCGCTATGCCACGCATCGTAGCTTGATAATGCTGTTGCCCTGTCATTAGCAACCTGTCGGGTACGCTCAATTTCTTTCGTCTTCTCAACTTGTTCTTTGAAGTATTCTTTGCCGGTATCGGTTTCTTTGAAATCGAATGTGGCTCCGATGGCCTTGTATTCGCCATCCTTATCAACCCAAGTGACGACATACGACGGGTTGGTTATCGGATCAAAATCAGGCGTTTTCGAATAAGTGTAGTTCGCTGGCATTTCACCATTGTTATACGACGGTAACTGTTCTTCGATAATCTTGTGAGCCCATTTGCCATTTTCAACATTGCCGAAATTCAAAGACGTTGCGAATGGTCCATTGACAATCTCGCCGGTAACTTGATCAGTTCCGTAAGTTTGTTTGACAGACCTTATAGCAGCCATATATGCAGCGCCCATATCGCCCCCAACAAGGGGTATCAGTGATCGGGCTTTGCGCTGTACTTTGTTTTCAAATGAGCCTCTGAAAGATGGTGTTGCATCAAACCAAAAAGTGACATCCTCTTGAGGCATAGTCTGTTTCAATAGCGCCTCAAAATTATCTGTATCGTATTTATTAGCATCGAAATATGCATAGTCGTCGTTTATCTCAGCAGGCGATTTATTCTTATTCGCAGTGATCAACGCCATTGCGCGTTCACTGTCGAACGCTTGAATGATGTCGCTGTATTCAGGTGTGATGCCGGATAGTTTTGCAACAACCGCGCCGGGACTAACTTCACTCATGCGTTTAAATAAATTGATGCCTGACATGACAAGATCGGGATTGTTAGATGTGAATGCCGCATCGAATATCTCGCGAGAACCCTTCGCCACATAACCTTGGCGAGCAAAATCTGCCACCATGATTGATTGTAATTTTGCGCCCGTTTCATCGTTGGCAAGTACCATTGTGGTTTCAATGCCACGACGGTTGTAGTCTTTCTTACCAACTAATTCCCATCCCATTGCCAATGCAAATACATCATCGGCTTTGCTCTGGTCTGCCGATGCGCCGGTTGTTGGTGGGCAAGTTCCATTGAGATTGCATGACAACCCTTCCCTACGGACTTGTTGCACCGTGGTCTTTGTTAAACGGGCTTTCCACTCGTTCCATATTGCGCGTTGGGAATTGCGATTTTTCTGGCGAGCTGTCTCAGAGTAGAACCCGTCAACATTCTCATCAGTAACCATCGCTTGTTGGTGTATGAGTTCGTCGCCTAGTTTTACTGCAGCGGCCAACCCCATATTATTTTCGATAGCTGTCATCGACTCGCGAAGCGTGTCCCCATTCCTCTCGATGATATGTGAATCGAGGCGACCTTCCATCTTCGTC